CTTCCGCCATCAATTGTGATCCTAATACTACTACGTCACACCAGTTACTTTTCGGTTTTGGCTCTCCCATTGTGCAATCGGTGTTATTTGATGGCTGCATGCTTGATATTGAAAAAGATGACTATGGTTTTGTTTGGTCTTGTCTCTCAAATGAAAATGGGGACTATTGCAAGGGGCTCTACAAACCCCGTTTTTCACAAGGGGTATCCCCGAACTGGCCGATGTGCGACTTGTCCGGAGCATCTGCAGAGCGCTGCATTTATCCTTATTGCCCTGAGGGGGAAGAGTGCGTTCCCTTACCACCTTCACCGCCCAGTGATTCCCCTGTTGATGGGCTGAGCAGCTCGTTTAAGTCTGCGTTCAATCAGGTCTATAAAAACCAATCAGAGATGGCTTCGACTCTCAATCATGTCAGTGGTCAGGTGTCCCACTCTCAAGATATGGTTCAGCTCAATACGAAGTTTCACGCGGATCGTGTTCTTGAGAGTGTCACCGCAGTCAACAATCGTTTGGGTGGGCAAATGGAGTATCTTGAGGAAATCCGCATTGATGTTTGGGATACGCAACGGGAGGTAAGAAAAGCCAAGGATGAGCTTTACTCTCGTGTTGCGGCTGTTTCATACGATGTGCTTTATAGCGAGCTTAATGTCCTTCGGGCGATTGATGAACTTAAAGACTCACTCGGTGGGACTGTCGTTCCGCCTAACCCAGACCAACCCAATCCCACGCCACCCGATAGCAGCAGCCCCAATTATACAGGGGCGCTTAATACCATCTCTAAAAAGCTCAATACCTTAGAGACGATTTCACAGCAACTCGACACCATGAACACGGCGCTATCAGGGCGCTGTAGTAACCCTGAACGCTGTCAGTTTCCGATACGAGAGGCCGAGACCGAGTTAGAAACGGCTCAGCAGAATTTAAAGCAGATGATCAACGAGAAAATCACCCAGTCGGCTTTGCATCAGTTCAAAGGCTCGGCGGCGGTGCCTTCGTTTTGCTCCTATGTCGAGGCGTTTGGTTACAACCTCTGTTTTGACTTCTCCCTCTTTTCTGAAAACCTGCACATCATCCGCATGATAGTGCTCGCGATGGCGTACATTCTGGCCGCCATGCTCATTTTGTTTAGGTGATGCTTATGATGGACACCCTTTATGACTGGCTAATTGATGGCTTTACGTGGCTTGTGATCAAGCTCGGTATTATGTGGATTGAGAGCAAGATTTTTGTTATCCAATTCTTCTGGGAGATGTCCCAGAAAGTGATTGATATGTTTACCATCTATCCGCTTATCCAACAGGCTATCGATATGCTGCCTCCTCAATACAGCGGCTTTCTGTTCTTTTTAGGGTTAGACCAAGCGCTGGCTATCGTGCTTCAGGCTTTGATGACCCGTTTTGCCCTGCGAGCGTTAAACCTATGAGTATCTTTATTCATCACGGCGCGCCAGGCTCTTATAAAACGTCAGGGGCATTATGGCTTCGTCTGCTGCCGGCGATTAAGTCAGGCCGTCACATCATCACGAATGTGCGAGGCTTAAACCTTGAACGCATGGCTAAGTACTTAAAAATGGATGTCTCGGACATCAGTATCGAGTTTATTGATACAGACCATCCTGACGGTCGCTTAACGATGGCGCGTTTTTGGCACTGGGCGAGAAAGGACGCGTTTCTCTTTATCGATGAATGTGGTCGCATCTGGCCGCCGAGACTGACGGTCACCAATTTAAAGGCGCTCGACACGCCGCCGGATTTGGTCGCAGAGGATAGGCCGGAGAGCTTTGAGGTGGCTTTTGACATGCATCGTCACCACGGCTGGGATATCTGCCTAACCACGCCTAACATTGCCAAAGTGCACAACATGATAAGAGAGGCGGCGGAGATAGGGTATCGCCACTTTAACCGCGCCACCGTGGGGCTAGGGGCAAAGTTTACCCTGACCACCCATGATGCAGCCAACTCTGGACAGATGGACTCGCACGCGCTGACACGCCAAGTCAAAAAAATTCCAAGTCCGATTTTTAAGATGTACGCAAGCACCACGACAGGCAAAGCACGCGACACGATGGCCGGAACGGCGCTGTGGAAAGACAGAAAGATCCTTTTCTTGTTCGGCATGGTTTTTTTGATGTTCTCTTATTCGTTTTACGGCTTACACGACAATCCAATTTTTACAGGGGGAAATGATGCAACTATCGAGTCAGAGCAATCCGAGCCTCAGTCAAAGGCTACTGTTGGGAATGCTGTCGGGAGCAAGGCGGTTGCTCCTGCGTCTTTTGGTTTTTGTATTGGTCGGCTTTGTGTCCAAGATGGTTTTGTCACTGTTGGTGATGAGCGTTATCGCCTCGTAGACAATTTGGACATTCCTTATCGTGGTCTATGGGCGACAGGTCATCACATTTACAAGGATACGCTTACAGTGTTTTTTGAAACCGAGAGTGGCAGCGTCCCAACAGAGCTGTTTGCATCGAGCTACCGCTACAAGGTGCTACCGTTACCGGATTTCAATCACTTTGTGGTGTTCGATACCTTTGCAGCGCAAGCGCTGTGGGTAGAAGTGAAACGGGGTTTACCGATAAAAACAGAAAATGATAAAAAAGGACTAAATAGTATATTTTGATTTTTGATTTTTGATTTCAAATAATACAAATTTATTTACTTATTTAATTGTTTTGATCAATTATTTTTCTGTTAAACAAAGGGAGCA